CAAGATTGACGGCGAAGATTACTACGCTGAAGCCGACACAGAAGCGCTCGGTATTCCGTCTGACTTATTGGTAAAAGGGCTTGAAGGTGTATCGATGACAGTCCCAGCGGCTGTACGTATGCTTGGTATCCCTGCTCAGATTCTTCGTAAGTTCATCACACGTAACCCTGTGTACGCACTTCGTCAGATTATTCGTGACTCAACAGCCGCAGTCATGGTGTCTGGCGCAAACATGACGCCTGTAGCTTCCTCTCTCAAAGAACTTGGCAAGATGCGGCAGGGTAAGAGTGAAGGCGAGAAAGCGTTACAGGAGCGCGGTATTCTTGGTGGACAGGTGCTTACGGGTACGCCTGAAGATATTGGCAAGATACTGAAAGAACTTGTTAACGGCGGTAAAGGTTGGACGCTGGCTATGGCTAAGCTGGATAACTTTGCCGTGCAGGGTGACGCCGCAACGCGTGTGGTGATGTACAACGACTTCCGTAAGCAGGGGCTGTCCGACATGGAGGCCACACTCGCTACGCTGGAGTCCATGAACTTTAATCGTCGTGGGTTGTCGCCAAGCGTATACATGCTGTCAATGATGGTCCCGTTCATGAACGCGCAGATTCAAGGTATGGACGTGCTCTACAGAGCGTTCACTGGCAAGATGCCGTTTAACGAGCAGCTCAAAGTCAGAGAGAAACTTATCTCGCGTGGGTTAATGTTGGCAGGTATCACGCTTGCGTACGCTGCCATGATGGAGGACGACGAGACGTACAAGAACGCTGATCCAGCAGATCGTTACATGAACTTTTTTGTACACACGCCGTTCTTCGATGAGGCAGTACGTGTACCGATTCCGTTTGAGATTGGCTATATATTTAAAGCGCTGCCTGAGATGGTATACAACACAGCGTTTGGCGATACAGAACTTAAACAGATTGCACCTGCCATTCGCAAAATCTTGAGTAGCTTAGTGCCGGGAGACATCCCCGCAGGTATTAAACCCATGATCGAGTTGATGACCAACTACTCGTTCTATAGCGGTAAAGCTATTGAGAGTGAGCGTGAGCAAGCGCTTATCCCCGCAGAAAGATACCGCGCTGGGACCACTGAAGTTTCCAAAGCTATTGGTGGTTTGTTTGGCATCTCGCCCATTAAGCTTGACTACATGATTCGCGGGTACACAGGCGGACTGGGCGTGGCTATAACAAGTATCGCTAACCCCGTTCTTGCGGCTGATGAAAAAGTAGCTCCCGAAATGAGAGCTAGCGATACGCCAATCGTTGGAGGGTTGTTCCAGCCTAAAGACGCGCAGGGTGTTATCAACTACGCATACGATCTTGTTAGTGGTATCGAGCAGAAACAGCGCACCATGAAAACCATGCAAGAGCGTGGGCGTCCTGAAGATGTAAAAGCGTTTATTGAAGAGAACCGTCAAGATCTTAAGCTCGCGGATACAGCAGGTTCTTTCAAACGCTTTATGGGTGAGCTAGCAAAACTTGAGCGTAACGTGCGTGAGCGTACTGACATGACGCCACAGCAAAAGCGAGAAAAGCTTGACGAGATACGGCAACGTAGAATTAAAACTGCGCAGCGGATGGTATCTTTAGTCGACGAAAGTAAACGCCAAGCTTCTCGTTGATGATACAGACTGTAGGCTTGATATAAAAAACACGATGCCTAGTCGCTGAGTAAAACACCTTCTCTATAGTGCGTTGTGGATTGAGCGTAGGTACGAAGAAACCCCCTCCCTGTGGGACTTGGTCCCACGGGATGGCAATTTCAATCTTCGATTTCTGGCATTGAGATTCGGATTGCATTGACGCGCATCTGTGGGCCACGGGTTTTCTTCATCAAGTCTGTCTTACCGTATGTCACACGGTACAGCCGCTCGATCTGCTTCTTGAAGTCTGCGTATCCAAAACTCATGGACGCACAGTAGGACTTCAATAAGTTTTCTTCAATCACGTAGTCGATGTACCCCGGCGTCAGTCCGTGTTCAACACGCCCTGCAATCTCAGACCGAGATATGGTTTCATCGATCACACCACCGTCACCGAGCGTTGCAGCGAGCGTACCGTCCACAGCCTTGATGACAACAAACTTACCGTAGAACTCACGTGTGTAGCTGTTGAGTACATCCTCGACTGTGCGCTTGCTGCTCTGTACAGTCTCCCGACTCTTAAACACTAGGTTGCGGAACACACGCATGATGCGCTCAACAGGTAAGTCAATCAGGCCCATGTGTTTACCCCCCATAGCGACAGCCCCGGCAATGCAGGATGTGCAGCCTGCTGTCCAGAAGCGCTCATCATCGGGTGAACGGAAATCCATACGAATGTGTTTCTCAATCTTCTTGTACAACTTCTGCGCTTCCAGTGCATTTTGTGACAGCCATTTCGCATAGTGGGGACCGACTACCCCGTAGTTCTGTGACAGCGACACGATGGCATCACGCTCATGATCGTCCCACGTTAACGTGTTTGTGAGTGTCAGCTCAAGTACACGGCGCAGCTCACCTTCAGATGAGTGCTTGCGGTTACCCGTCATGTAGTCCACCACGTGCGTGTTTGATGCCATCAGTGCAAGCAGTGACCACGCTGTGGTGTTGATTCTCTCTTTGTTAGCGCCTGACTCCATGCGCTCCTTGCCCTTACCCTCACTGAAGTCAAACAGCATGGCAGGGAACCACTCAAAGTCACGCCGGTTCTTAACCGTAATCTCGTCAGAGATCAGCGGCACTGAACCAAGCATACCCGCATGGTGGATCATGGCTACGTCAGACGTAGAGCGACTGACACGGAAGTGATCAGGATGCCCCCACACGCTAGCTGCCAAACGTAACGCCAACGACTTACCCGTGCCGGACTCCGTAGACCCCAAGTGAAATGTCATCCCTGCCAGCTTACTGAACGCCATGAATGGTGACCCCAGCCCCACGCAGAGCATAGCCAGTATGTCGTCGAGCCCTTTATCGATCAGCACTTGTATGATGTTCTTCCATCCGTCCAGAGTGCCCATCGAGCGCATACTAGCTGTGATGTTCTGAAGGTCAGGCATGGGAACCTTACGTGCCACACCGTTCTGGTACACCATGCCACCATGCACAAAGGGCGCGTTGTGCCCTGTCAGTAGACGGTCGTGATTCTGCCATCCGTAGTTTGATGGGATGACAAGCGGTTGCTGAGATACGCTAGCTTTTTCCACACACCCGCGCACGTACTCAAACAAATTCTTGTCGTTGCCTGAGCCTGTTGAGGCGATGATGTTTTGTGCTGCGAGAGTCTTAACGGTTTCGTCTTTACTGACGACTGACTTTTGATTGAGCAGTATGTCGTGGTATTCGTCGTCGCGTTCGGCAATCATGTGGACAACATGCTCACCCGTTGGCTGCTTGAGAATGTCCACCGCAAACAATGTGTACGGCAGGATCATGACGGATTTTTTAGTCTTCTTTCCTTCGTCGTCTTCAAGCGTCTTGTCGGCAAACACGCCACCCTTCGCACCGTAGCTGTAACCTCGTGGTGGTGCAGGGCGAACAATCTGTACGGGAAGTTCTTCTTCCTCGTTGTGTATCTCAATTTGTTTCTCAGTGTTATCCGTTGCCACCGTGCGGCACAGGACAAGTGGATTAGTTATCTTTCCCCAGTGCGGGCACGTTGTACAAACGCCCGGATTCTCGCTATCCATCTTGACGCACGGATATGGGCCTTTAATCTCACGCAGCTTCTGCCGCATACGATCTTCGTCATACGGGTGCATCTCCGAAATGCGGCTCGCATAGTCACCTCCATCTGTACAACGCGTTGTCCAAGATAGTAAGCCTCGCCATAGCGGTTCCATGCCGTCTTCACTGGCGTGTTCCTTGTAATGCTGAAGTTGTTTACAACCTGTGCCTTCAATCGTTTTAATCCACAAAAGCTTAAACTCGCTTTGCAGACTGTCAAACATTTTGATCGCTGATTCTGATCGTGCGCCTTTAGGTCGTTCGCCTTCGATCTCAACTTTCTGCGCCAGTAAGGGGCTATAGGCATGTCCGTTTAGCTTCTTAATGAGTTGTCCAGAGAACGTACCAAAGTCAAACGCTTTGGGGTTTGCCTCCACCATGATGCGCACAGCACGGGGCTTGGGGTACTTTGGTTTGAAGTTAACAGTACCCGGTATGCGCAGCACACGCGCTGCATCAGCCGTCACACTATTGTCGATGCGCATGTTCTCCTGCGCACACAAACGCTTTAAGTTCTCTGCAACAGGTTTCCATACATCAATCGGTATGTCTTCAGTGAACGGCCAATACACATGAAGCCCACCACCTGAATCAACGACAAGTGGTTGACCTAACTGAGCAAGGTCGGTCTTTTCGAGAAACACATCCAACGCCTCGGCAGCATCACGTTTGGTTTCGTACCCGTCCATATCCAGAAATGCAGCACGTATGAACTCTGCATTTTTAGCGGTACGACTTCCTTCTTGCTTAAAGGTAGCAAGCGCAAAATAAACGTCGTGCCTGTTCTTAACCCACGTATCTACGACATGCTGAAACTCTCCTAAGTTTGTTGCAAAAACATGCTCTTTCTTTTTACTTGTTAGCTCGGCTATACAGTACACGCCCGTCGATGGGAGGACTGCCGCCAGAAACTCTTGCGGTTGCATGAAAACTCCACAGGTCAGAACAGGGGTAACTGACGTCCGTCTTTTGGCTCAGCAATGTCAGGTATGTGCGTTTCTATGTAACGCGCCATACGTTGTATCAACTCCTTCAGATAATCGGGTTCAACTTCTTCCCAATGTATTTCACAATAATTCAACAGCTCTGAGTCTGTCATGCTTGTAGGTTGTAGTCCTCGCATATCTGTCTCCATGCGTGATCGGCTGTTGGTTGCCTTTCAAGAATATTGATGAGTTCCTGTACACGTGAGCGGTAGGCAGGGGTGACCTCCACGCCTGACATCCAGTTATAAACCGTCTGTCTTGTCGCTCCTGTAAATTTTGAGATACGTAATACAGAGAAGTCTCGGTGTATGGCCCATCGTCCAAGGCGCGAGCCTAGCGTACGTGGGGCGTGTTTAACTGCGTTTTTGGTTCGTTCAGAGTAGGGCATAGTGTGTAAGGGGGCTTGCGCCCCCAGTTAATTAGTCGTCGGTATCCCAAGCATCTACAGTAGCAGCAATCCCAGACTTCTTGGGCACTGCGTTAGTGGGGGCTGACTCTTTGCGGATTTCAGGCTCGTCATCACCCGCGTCTTCAACAACTTCAGCCGCCTTCTTCTTAATTGTGGCTTTAGGACGTGCGCCCTCAATCTGTGGTGCAGCAGGGGCAGCGACTTGTTGTTGCGCTGAGAAAGACATTACTACAAGCTTCTGAGTAGCGGGGGCTTCCATGTGGGTTGTCACTGACGCGAACTCTTCATCCGTCAACCAGCGCATGGTCTTGAAGTAAAGCTTGGGTACAGCGGCTTTTGTATCAAACCGCAGACGTGTGACAACTTCTTCAGGGTTGATGTTTTGTGCGGCCAACCAACGTGCGTACGCTTGCAGAGGCATGTCCCCGTTAACGTCCTTACCAAAAATACTAGTAGCAGGAAGCGATAGCGCCAAGGGGTCACCCTCAACATCGTTAGCAAGTACCACAGCAATACGCTGAGAGAAACGACACGCACGGCTGTTGCCTTCACCACTGCCCTGAATATTCTGAGGGCAGTCAGCGCAATTAGTATGTTGTGGTTCTTGCACTGATGCGTCAGGCTTATCACCATCCGCAGACCAACACGCGGGAGATGTAGTCTTACCTTCTTCGTACTTGCCCATGTAAAACGTGCGGCCAACCTTGGGAGCAGCAGCGACAATCACAACATCAAGATGACGATCATCGATTGCAGCGATCTCTTTACCATCACTAATCAAACGGAACACACCGCCTTTGATAGAGATGTTCTTACCGCTAGCTGCACCACCTCCAGTGAGGGATTTAGCTATAGTGGACAGCCCACGCGACTTAGCGAACGACGGGGCTTTGCTTGCATTAAAAACTGTTACGTTACTCATTTAGTAGGTTTCCTTACAGATACGTCATACTCTTTATCAGAGTTAAGACCGGGGGGTACAAGAGAGGGGTTTTCTTCAAGAAACTTTGCCATGTTGCTTTGATGAATACGTCGCTCAAACAAATCGAGCGCATCATGCTCTGTGACAAACTGCTTGAATGAATCCCAGTCTTGTGTGAAGTACCGTGTCTTGGTAGCCAAGATCACAGTGCCTTGATCGGTTCGCACCGATTTACTGCCGAGTGCCATCAGTTGATCTTTAAGCGCAGTTTTAATTTCATCCTGCTGCGCCTTCAGTTCTTCAACCTCAGACTCATACTGTTGCGTAAGTTGTTGAATACGTGCGCGTATCTTGAGATACACACGCGCCAACTTGTCCATTGGGATTTGTTCCATATCAACTCTCCTTTTGTTATGTCAAATATTATACATGCAAACTGTCAT